TACCTTTCCCACCTTCTTACCCTACCCTGGCTGCCTCTCTTGCTACCCTCAAAAACACCAACGATTTCAACCATTTACAACCCTATTTATTTTGCAAAATCCCTTTTATAATCAACTACTTAGCCGCCCAAATAAAAGTTTCTTGTAATATCAACTACTTAGCAGCACGTCCTAAAATCCCCTATAATATCATACGTTTACAAAGTAAAAAATATCTTGCATTTACCTATAAATACCCTACAATACAAGTGTCCTTAACCCTACTCGAAGGGCTTCTTTTTCATTCAAATCCTTTATACTCAAAGGGTTTGGTGGTTTTGAACCATAAACCCCGCGAACCAAATCAGAGAGCCAAGAGGTACGGTGGCTGAAAACCCTCAATAAAAACCTAAATGATTTGGGAAAGTAAAGAGTCCGCCGCCCGATTTTGGATTTGTAAGGCGATCACTTTCAAACTGCAATCCAAAATAAGACGAAATGAGAATGAGAATTCTCAGACGAAAAAAAGGGATAGTTCCCTGGATGACGGAAAGGCTGAGGGGCCTTGATTCTTTTTCTTGATCGCGGGAAAGCTGACAAAGTGAAAAACAGTCGACACGTTTTTCAAGTTTGTATCCTCCATCACATGCAAAGAATATTTTGCATGTGATCGAATCGTGGCCGAAAGGCAGAGCGAAGGGCCGAGGAGGTTTCTCACAAACTGAAAACAGACTGCACAATACTTGTTGGTGGTCAGACGATGATCCGGAAACGGCGAGCCTGCTGAATAAGTCATTCTTCTTTTTCTCCTTAGATGAACGAAGCGGTAATCGGGGGATCGGAAACGGCCCCCCGGTTATTGTTTTTCAGTTCGTAAAATTATTTGAGGTCGCATCGTAAATCCCGGTCGAAAGACTGAGTGGGAGTTACTGCATGCAAAAAGTGTAAATAGTGTTTGCTCTTGATGAGAACAAGATAATCGGGTTTTGCAATTTAGACAATTCAAACCCCGAGCTTCTCAGCGTTTCCAATGAAAAAGGGCTAGTGCAATTTGAGATTGAGAAACGGCCAAAGGGTTACCGGCTTAAAGGCTGGGGTACAAAGCAGGTTTTCTCTACTGTGAAAAGGGCGTTGCGGTTTGGCATGAGCCGCAACCTTTTTTGTTTTCTGCCAGAGGATCTGATGAGGTTAGACGACTAAACAACCTTACGGCGCGGCTTCAAATAATTTTGCGAGGTGCTGCAATGAAGGATCCGAAGAAACCGATCAACGGTCGTCTTGAGACGATTGACGGTCAGGTGGTTGCGGTAATCACTTATCAAGCGGGCACTGCACGCGGAGTTCGCACGCAAAAAATTCGCGGTCGGTACAAAGAAAACACTTTGGCCATCCGTGATAAAGCGCAGAACAAAGCAAATCAGTCCATCGAAAAAGGAAGCAAAAAATGAAGATTCGATAACCTTTCCAAATAGCCATCCGGTTTTACGGTAGCGCATGCAGTGTGCGCCTCCGCAAGATCGTACGGGGTGCACGAGCTTGAGTCACATTTCGTGACAAGTGTTCATTTCTCAAGGAGAAGAATCATGAGTAAACCCAAGAACCAGACTGTCGTTCGTGACCCCAATTCCGCCAATGCCAAAGGCAAGGGCAGCAAGACTGCTACTCCCCCGGCGGCTACGACGGACGGCAAACCCGAAGTGATCGAGTTGGTCATGCGGGATGCGGTCGAAGTGTTGAAGATCGTTACCGCCACTGCCGGCGCGACGATCGCAGCGGTGGTCGAAGACTACTACACACTGCAAGCGCCCAAGCGCGTCAAGACGAGCAAAAAGGCGTTCATTGCAATGTGCGTGGAAGCGCAACCGATGTTCACGGCGTTGGCTGCCGCACTTCCGAAGCGTGCGACGAAGCCGAAGAAAAACCAGACGGCCGAAGAAGCGCATCAGGCGGCTGTGAAAAAGTTGGCCGGTCGTTTTCTCAAAGCGAACAAGGACACCATGAAAGAAGCATTCGTTCCGATCGCCGGAGAAACCAAAGGCTGGATCGGCGTGGCGCTGACGGCGGGCGGTATCGAATCGGGCACTGCTGCTTTCGTGCCGGTCGTCGAAATGGCGGCCCCGTTCCAACTGGGTGCGAACGAAGCCCCTGTCAACATCGCGATCCTGCGGGTGCAAGACGGCGGTCTCGCCGGGTTCGCGATCACCGGTTCGACGGAGTTGGCCGAGGGCCTGGCTCTTCGGCGCAAAAAGATGCTGGTCGCCGGCGTCTAAGTTACCTGCTACGGATTGAGGATTGCCCGGGACACAGGTCCCGGGTTTTCTTGAGTCCGCATAAGCGTACTCAACACCCAGCCGAAAGGCTGCGAAGGAGAAGAAGAATGAAAGAAGTAAGAATCATGTTGCGCGGAAAAAAGGCCAACGGTACTCGTAACCTGGTTGCGACACACTTCACTGGACAAAAATTCTCCGCGCAAGCGAATCAGACATTTCGGGGTCGGTTGGAAGTGAAAAATTGGACCTACTTCACCATGTTCGCCGACAAAGGCGTGGGCGCGGTTGTTCAGTTCAGAGTGACCGACGAAAAAACCTGGGCCGAGTTCTTGATGCAGATGAAGATCATGGGCATCGCGTTGAACGCGGAAGTGGTTGTGATGCCGAACGGCATTCACACTCCCAAACAGTTGACTGAATGCGGCGGCGTTTTGCGGATCAAGACTTCGCTGATTCCGCCCGCGTGGGTCGGCCAAGTTCGCATCTGGTTGCAAGTGGCGGAGCAGCACGTGGACGATTATGCGGGCGCTATTTTGCATTACACCAACAAGTGCGCGAAGCTGGGCGTTCCCGCGAAAGCGGCTGCGTAACCCGTATCGAGTGGTACTGCAAATCTTAGTTTGAGTTGCTTGGTCGCATCGTAAATCGGTGCGACCGCTGGAGTTCAAACGAACATTAGAAGAAGAAGATGACGCAGAGAGAGATGCTCGTAGATGCAACGATTTGCATTACGGGTATTTTTTTCGTCTGCGTTATCGTAATTCGCGTAATGCGAAAAGGAGGAGAAGGTGGCAAAAACGTGGCAAGAAAAGTTCTTCGTTGAGCATGGCAAGCGTGTTTTCCAGATGATCGGGCTGGCGCTTAAAGATGCAGACGGGATGTCCGAAGTCCGCAGAATGCTCCAGAACGCCGATGACTTTTGTGCGCATGGTGCGGCCCGCGAAGCGGCGTTGAAAGCGTTTCTGCGACTGGTGCAGTTGTGGGATGCCGACGTTCATGAAGGCAACACAGTCCTCGCGTTCCAGCTTGAGGGCGATTTGGACATTTGGTACATCTATCGCCCGGTGCAAAAGCTGGCATGGCGCGTGTCTATGTACGGCGAAGGCGAGGTCGCGGCGGTTGCGTACATGCATGACGTGCGGCCGTTGCAGACGAAAGAAACTTTCATTTATGCGCTGCACCCAAATCAGTTGGAAGGTTGAGTTGCTTGGGCGCACGGTCTGCGGATCGTGCGTCTGCCGGAGTTCAACCCAGTTACGAGGTTACGAAAGGAGAAGAAGAATGCGATTCTACAAACGGGAGCCCAGAACTGAAAACGACCCGCCAGTGATTATTATCGAAGGCGCCGATTGGGCAATGAAGGACGCCGCCAACAAGGTGGCAGAAGGGGTTGATGAGCATCTCAGATTCGATGAGCATATTAGGGAAAAATTTCCGGCGATCCTCGCTGCACGATTCAAGTTCACTCACGTATATGTTGACGGAAACGATGACATCGTTTGTGTGCTGTTGTAGAGCGCCGTGTGGTTGCGGATTGCTCGGAAAGGCGTAAAGCGCCTTTCTAAAGGAGTTCACAGCCCGCCGAGAAATCGGTGTGAAAGGAGAAGAAGATGGCAGAACGTACGCATTCCGGCAATGACGTGCCTGTGCAAGAAGACCTCATGTGTGAAGTCTGCAGAACCTGGCCCGGCGTCGTAATGAGTGTCGAAGGTGTTTTGTTGTGTAACGAGTGCTTCCGTCAAGCGGAAGAACAGAGGGGGCTGCTCATGGGTAAAAAAGGCAATCGCCGCGAGTTTGAATTTTTCGGCACCGCTGCCGAAGAAGGGGCTGCAGTCGGATTCGGCGATTCGCAGACTAGACCTGCAGGGTTACATAGGCGCAAGCAAGATCCGCGTTCGCGGGTAACGGCTGAAAAGGTAGCCAACGAATTTTTGTGCGCAGTCGAAGCTCTTTTCGGCAAACTGCCAAAGCTGCTCATTGTTGGTTCGATACGGCGGCAAGCAAAAATGGTCAGCGATATCGACATCGTTATCGAATCCAAGCTTCCGAATGAGTTGTCTCGAAGGCGTTGTTTCAAAGCGCCATTGGTGGAAATTACCGCAGACGGCAAGAAAAAGACATTGGGCTTGTTTAAGTCAAAGACAAACGGCGACTGGCATATCGATCTGTATTGGGCGTTGCCCGATGAGTTCGATGCGCAGGTTTTCACATGGACTGGCTCGAAGACTTTCAATATTCGATGCAGGGCCGCAGCCAAACAGCGCGGGTTGAAACTATTGCAGTACGGTTTGTTTGACGGTTTTGGAACTGCGATAGCGCATACGGAAGAAGGGATTCTCAACGCGCTGGGATTGGTCGAGTTCTACGACCCCGAAGCTCGCCAGTAATCGCCTACCGAATAACGCAATGTTTGCCCGTCGCTCACGGAGTAGTTCGTGGGCTTCGGAGAGACATTGGTGTCTCTATTACGCAAGGAGAAGAAGATGACAACGAAGGAGCGGCGTTTTGGCCGGGAAGCGTGTTGCGCCACATGTCCAAACAAGATGAAAACCCTCTGCGAAATGTGCGGGCAATGTAATTATCTGGATCCCATGACCGGGCCGGGGACGGAAGGCGCAAACCCGGTCGGTCACCCAGCCAACTACTTCGGCGAAGAAGACTAGATGGCGAAAACGTACTTGGAGCATCACCCAGCATAAACAAAAGCAGGTTCTTACTTGCCCGCTACTCACGCGAAAGCGCGAGTAGCGGAGAGGTAATGAAGCCCCTATCCCGCCAAAAGGTGGAAAGGAGAAGAAGGATGAAACACAGTAAAGCATTCCCGGAAGTTGGTTTGGATGCGTCCGACAGTTTCGCACAGATGAAGGCGCAGGAAATCGCATTGGAAACAGAGATCGAAGTGGATACGAACTGGGTTTCGGAGGCGTCAGAAGCCGCGGGTGATTGGGCTGCGGAATACGCGCTCGAAGGTGCCAGGACGGCGCTGGAGGTTTCCAGGCATCTGCTGGAAATCGCGCTTGCGTTCAATCGCATTGTGGCCAAGGTTGAGCGGCTTCGCATCGCCCAGGATGAGATCGCAACGTTACGGCATGCGGATTAGATCATGCCGAAACAAGAACAAGATCAAGCGTATTTGGATCGCGTGGAAATGTGGCGCGAAAAAGGTAAGTGTGAGTTCGAGGCACAAGAACTGGCACGGCATGAAAATGATCCGATGCCCGAAGTTTGCCCAAAGTGCAGCGGAGAGTTAGGCGAATCCGGCGGTTACGCAGGCGAGGTTGCGCGGGTGGCCGACGAACAGGCTTCTCCCGCTTCCCAAGAGAGGTGCAGTATGAGGGCAACACAAGAGGAGTTTCACGCCCACTTAAAGAAGCAACATAAGTTGGTACTGTGGGACATGTTGAAAGGCAGGCATGCTGAAAAGGACGAAGAGTACTTCCAGGTCCCGGCTTCGCAGATAATTGCGCGGCTGTTGGAAAAGTATTCTGGCGAGTACGCGTGATGGCCGGCTACGTAATCATGCACGGCTTGTGCGCTGCATGCAGGCAGCCGATTCAGTACAACCCACACAAGGTTCCCAGCATCACGGTCGACGGCTCACGCGAAGCGATTTGCGAAAGCTGCTTCCGTAAATGGAATGAGATTCACCGTGTGAGCAAAGGGCTGCCGCCGATCCTGTTGCAAGAAGGCGCATACAAAGCAATTCCCGAAAACGAATTATAAGGAGGTTCGAGATGCCATTGACACGCCATGAGAAAGGCCAAGTTACCTGCAATCTGAATGTGTCGGCGCCCGGCTCTGGCATGGGGCGCACAGCCGAGCAGTTTCGCCGTTTGGTGAAATTGGGAAAGTACGCGGAGGCGCTGGACCAGGCGCTACAAGCTATCCGGTACTACCGCACCCACAAACAGAATCCCAAAGGACTTTGTGAGTTCATCAAAGCGAGGGACATCGTTAAGGCAGCGCAAGCTAGGTGACCATTCCGCCCAGGCCGTCTTGGGCGGTTCGGTGACAGAGTTTCCCGCGTTTGCAATGTCGCAAACGTGTGCAGGAAGGGAGAAGAAGAATGCTCGACGAGAAACAAAGGGAGAAAATCGTACTCGCAGTGTCTCCGTTTTTGGCCGCAGGTGCGATGCCCTTGGGTGTCAAGACTGGCATCGGGGAATATATGGTTGGCGTTGCCGGCCATTATTTCTTCGTTGACAATGACGGAGAAGTTCAGGTCGAGGTTACAGCGGCCGTGAAAGACGAGGCAGAAGCGCGCACGCGTGCTGAGAGATCGCGCAGAATTTCGGTGGTTGACCAGGTGCTGGGCTTGAGTAGCGGCTCGGGCTACAGATGGTTTTTGGGCCACGCCCCCGCCGATTTGGAAGACAGGGTGCGGATGTTGGGTTTGCCGGCGTTGCAATATGCGATGCACTACGAGCAAGTGACGGCCGAAAGCAAAAGACTGCTTGAGCAAGAGCGGCTGCTCGATCTCGCATGGTTCCAGGTCCCAGGACTCGAATACACGCCGATGTTATTGCAAGAGATTGGGCGTCAAGTGAAAGGCGTAACAACAGACAGTGGAATGAAGGGCGCTTTTTCGGCAGCGATCAAAGCAGTAGAGAGTCAAGCGTGGTTGGGGCGCAGCACATCCCAGCCGTTTATGGTTTTGCCTTACAAGCGCTTCCCAGAAGAAGTGTGGCGATTGTTGCAAATCCGACATCGAGTTTCGCAGCCATTGCCAGAGGGCAAGAAAACGCGTCGCATCGAAATCCCAGAATTGGAAGGGAAACTAGCATGAGTACGATCACCGTCATGGTCTTGGGTGTCGAATGCCAGATTGAGTTTTACCGCTATCCGTCAAATGGCAGAGTAGCTATCGAGCTTGTCAGTGAACGGCCGGAGTGTCCCGGATCGTGGAAGCGGTTCGTCACAGTCACAGTCAACCTGCCGAATATCTCGCAATGCGAAAAAGAGGTGTTCGTAAAAACTTGGTCTGAGAATGAAGGCATTCTCGAAGCTTTGGTTGCTGCCAAGGTGCTTCGCGACACACAAGAGCGACTTGCGGTTGGCGGCTTTGGTGCCAAGGCGGCAGTTGCAGAGTTGCTGATAACGCCCCCGAAGTTCGAAAATAAGATACTTACGGCGGACCATTTTGACCAACTGACAATGGCGGAATTGACACGGTTATTGGAAATAAATCAAGTGGTCCGTATCAGCAGTCGCCAGGAACGTCGGCAGCGGTCGGTGACATTTAACTTGCGCGATGCTAAGCCTGTTCGAGGCGTCGGCAAAACACTCAAGGGAGCGTTCAGAGCAGCAATCGAGCAGCTACTGTAAAGTAGCTAGACAATAGAAGAAGAATGACGATACTCTAAAGGTCGGACGGAGAAACCCGTGCCGGCCTTTTTTATGTCTGGGTTTTTGAAAGGGGTTTCGTGGCAAGGCGCAAGTTCCCAAAAGTAGACGGCACAGTCGAGCGAGAAGAATTTTTCGAAGATATGGAATTAGTGTCTGAGGAAGTGTATGCGCATGTGCAAGGGAAAGCTACACTCGAAGCTGAGAAGTTCAAAATCGCGTATCAAGACCAAGGCGGACTGCTCACAGATAAAACAGTGTACGAGCTGGTCGAGAAGTTGCTGTTGTACACCCAGGCACAATCAGGCATTCCGCTCCATAAATACGAGCAGAGTTTCGCGCGTCGACTGATTGCGTCAGTGTTGCTCGAAGACGCAGAAGAAATCACAGCGCTCTTTTCCAGGCAATCGGGAAAAACGGAGACGATCGCACAAGTGGTGGTTGCGCTTATCGTCATACTTCCGATTCTTGCAGGCGTTTTTTCTGCGGATCCTCGAATTGAAAAGTTCAAGGATGGTGTTTGGGTTGGTTGTTTCGGACCCACATACGATCTCATCGGTATTCTTTATCGAAGAATGCAGGTTCGCATTACATCGCAGGCGGCAAAAGAAGTACTTGCGGATCCTGAAATTGACATTGTTATTCCGAAGAATAAGCATTTGAATTTGCCGAATGGTTCTTTTGTCGATGCCGTTTCTGCAGCGCCAGGAACAAAGATTGAAGCGCGGACGTACCACATTATTATCATTGATGAGTGTTTGTGGGCGCGCAGTTCGCTCCGGACACCGGAAGGCGATCGGGCTATCAAAGACATTGTGGATTCAAGATACGAAGGCAAGGTTCGCGCTTTCGATCACGAACAAGGCAAGGACGTTTGGACAGAAGTTTTAGGGTGGGTTTCGCGTCCTGCGTTTGAAGCGTGTTTTGAGTTGGAGTTTGAGAATGGTGTGGTTGAACAGTGTACTGCGAATCATCTATGGTGGGTCGAGGGCCAGGGCTACGTGCCCGCCAAACAGCTTTACAACCTAAACAAATCATATTATAATTTATGCGTACCGACCAAATTATTGGAGGTTACGCATGGATCAGATGTTGTTGGGAACGCTGTTGGGCGACGGTTCGCTAAATTATCCGGCAAGAGGATCGAAAACGCCGCGGTACGTCACGAACCATTCCAGCAAGCAGATCGAGTATGTAAAGGAAAAGTTGGAACGGTTGAGGATTTACGGCGCCAAGAAAATCACGATACAAGCGAATCCGGGTTACGGGTCCGAATGGGCAAGAGTTGTAACCGGATGCAGAAAAGAATTGGTGCCGTACTATCGACTGTTTTATCCGGACGGCAAAAAGAGAATCCGAAAAGAGTTATTGCAGCTTTTGACAGCCGAAGGGCTGGCTTGGTGGTGGATGGACGATGGGAGTTTGTCAAAGCGCAAAAACGCAGGCTCGTTGAGTGCGCACGGATTTTCAATCGAAGAAGTCGAGATCATTCAGACTTGGTTATTGGAAACTTGGGGTGTGGAGTCGCGCTTGGCGACCGAAAAAAGAGGGAATACGCCGTATCTGGTATTCAAGCGCAGGACGTTATGCAAGTTGTCGGAAGTGATTGCGAATTACGTCTTCCCGAGCATGAAGTACAAGATCACTTTCGAGCAGAGAGTTCGGTGCGTCGTCTGTGGGGAAGAGTTCGTACCGCGGAAAAGAGCGCTTTCAAGTCCCTGTTGCTCCGTTGCTTGCCGGCGGGAAAGAAAAATGCAGTACGACAAAGCGCTTCTGGAAAAGAGGAAGGCTTTGCGCGAACAAATCGAGTGCCAGATTTGCGGAACGCGGTTTGTACCCAGGCACAAGAGCAATCCGTTCCCCTGTTGTTCAAAAGTATGTCAGAAGAAACGGAAACTGGATTTGCAGCGGGCACGACGAAATTCGTAGCAATCAGAAAAGTTCCCCGTCTAAAGATGGTCTACGATATCAAGACGAGTACCGGTAATTTTTACGCGGACGGTATTCTGTCTCACAACTGCCAAGATGTGTCCGATACCAAGATCAAGGCGTCGATTCATCCGATGGCAGCAGCCACAGCCGGAACAATTGTAAAATCCGGCACACCGATTCCTATAGGTTGCGAATTTTACGAAGCATGCGAACGAAATAAGCAGCGGGACGCTGTTTTGAACGTGCCGTTGAAATACAAAAAGTATCACGCGAATCATTTGGAATACGACGCGCACGTTGCGGCTAAGTACAATCCGCGTTATGCGAAGTTTCTTAAAAAAGAGGAAATCAGACTAGGCGCAGATTCCGACGAATTCCGTTTGAAGTATTTGGTTCAGTGGGTTGCCTCTTACGGACGTTTCCTTACGCTGGCGCAGGTTCAACAACGCGGAGTGCGACGCGGGGTCAATCTCAAATGGAAGGATGACGCCGGCGTTGCTCGCGGCACGTTTATGATTCGTGGGCAGACGATGCAGTCTTGCGAAAGAACAGACTGTGTTGCGGGAATCGACATCGGCAAAGAGAAGTATTCGACAGTGGTCACAGTTGCGAAAGTTTGGTGGGACCGCCCATTTTTGTACGGCCCTGAAAAACGATATGCGATACATATTTTGGATTGGTTGGAAATTCAGGGCGACGACCACGAAGCGCAATACGGCCAGATCCTTGAGTTTCTCGGCAAGTTCGGTTTGATGAAAGTAGTCGTCGACGCGACAGGAAAAGGCGACCCGGTTCACGATCGTATCAAAGCGGAATTGGAAAGAGTGTCAGATATTATCGTCATACCGTTCGTATTCTCTACCCAGTCGAAGCATTTGGGCTACACGTTGCTCGATCAAGAATGGAAAGCGGGACGAATCACGTATCCGGCCTCTAAGCAAACAATGCATGGGCGCGCACGCCGATTCGTACGGCAGATGTTTCAGCTTGAAAAGTCTTGGCGTGGTCGTTACATGGTTGTGCAAAAACCAAATAAAAAAGATGGGCGAGACGATTTCCCTGACTCGCTAATGATGGCTTGTTGGGCAGTAAACAAAGATCGAAGACGCTTAAACCGCAACGCATTTGACGGGAGGACAAACCCGTTTATGATGCGGCGTGGCGATGGGCGTAACGGGCTTTACGCAGGTTCTGGCGGCCACGGTCTTTTTGGACAACGATAAGTTACAATATTGGAGGAGCACATGCCGGTCATAGATCACACTCCGTACGGTAACCGTTTACGCGGCGACCTTGACTTATCGGGCATTGCGGCTGTCATCTCCTCAGAGACCGAGCATCGTGAACGAATTACAAGATACTTCACATACTGGCGCACGTATCACGGCCAGCATTGGCGTCAGAATACCAACGTGAAGGTTCTTTCAGTCAACTACTCGCGGGCATTAGCTGATTTGCTTGTCGCGTGGCTGATGAAAGAAGGGTTCGCCATTACGATTCCCGAAGATCCGGCTACGCCATACACTGACAAGACCGAACGGGAGTTTGTAAAAGCCGCGCTCGATGACCAATGGGAAAAGAATCAGCGTGAGCTTTGGGGCATGGAATGTGGGCAGATGGGTTCGGTTAGCGGTGATGTGTTCGTTCGCCCTTCCTGGGATGAGGAAGGTGCGGAAGGTCCATTTGTGCGTGTGGAACTTATCCCGCCGCAGTATTGCTTTCCTGAGTTTGGTGGTCTTTCCGGTGCCGATCGAAAGAAAATGACGAAGTTCACAATCGTCTTTCCGCGTTACACAGATGAGGGCGGCATTCGTCTTTTCGGTATGCGGCGTACGCGCGTCCGATGGGATGCGGAAGTTTGGACGAAGGACTTTGTTCAATACTGGGAAGGGAAGACGCTGCGAGAGACTAAGCCCAACCCCCTCGGCGAAATTCCGATCATCCACATCCCGAATCTCCCAGTCGCCGGGGAGTTTTATGGCCTTTCGGATATGGTCGATATTGTGGACTTGCAAGAAGAATTGGATGCCAAGGGCACAGATATTTCTTCGGTTATCAATTATCACGGCTCTCCGGTCACAGTACTTTACGGCGCGTCGATTGGCGAATTGGAACAAGGCGCAGATCGTGTTTGGTCGGCTCCGGTTGACGCACGTATTGAAAATCTTTCGCTCAGCGGCGAACTAGACGCGGCGCTTGCGTACTTCATGAATATTAAAAATGCGATGTTCGAGATGGTGGGAATCCCGCCTAACGCGCTTGGGAAAGAACAGGCGATCAGCAACACGTCAGCGGCGGCGCTTGCGATCCAGTACCTTCCCATGACCACACGAAGAAAATTAAAAGCCCTGCTATATGGTGCGGGCTTGAAATCCGTCAACCGGATGATACTCAAGATTCTGGAATTGAAAGATCCAGCGTTCAGTAAGAAGTTTTCTGCGTTGCGAACCGCCACGCCTGTCGAAGCACGCAACAAGCTCTATCGCACAAAAGTCAGCTTCCCCACACCGTTCCCCAGGGACGAGGCGATGGAATTAGCGAACGCCGAAAAGAAGCTGGGTCTTGGCCTCACCACGAAGAAACGGGTACTGGTTGATATGGGCGTCGGCGATCAAGACGCGGAGCGAATCGTCAACGACGCTTTGGAAGAGCGCATCATCGACGCGCAATTGGAGAACGCAGGCACCTTGGGTTACGAAGAAGAAGAGCCGAGCGGAAACCCAAGTCCGAATCAGCCAAACCCTGTAGTTCAAGGCGAAATCGTGAGCGCGAAAGCCACACCGCCCACAAGCGGCGCGTAAGGTAGCAGATGCCCAGTCCGGTAAAAGGCGAAGGCCCGCTTTACGCGAAGTTTCTAAAACTCCGCGGTAATGCTCGTGAAGCAATTATGCGAGCGAAGGTGTCTAGCCTTGTCGGGTTTGGCGGAGAGGTTGACGGTAGCCTTTCCAAGCTGAAATTTGGCGCGTCCACCAAGAAAATAAAAGCGTCCCTTTCCAAGATGAAAAAACAGCTTTTGGTTAGCCTGGATAATCGGGCGGACGCGATTGCAACTTTGCGCCAGCAACAGCTCGGGAAAAAAGGTTTTATAGGCGCCAAGGTAAACGCAAAGGCGTTATTGCGGGATCCGCGTTACTTGCGAAAAGGTGCAAAAGCCAAGCAATCAATTCAACAGCTTGCCGCTTCGAGAACGCGGTTGGCTGAGCGCCGTCTTCGATCCGCATTACTCAGCAAAAATCCAGCCGCCTATGAGAAAGAGCTTTCGCAGATTCGCAACTATTGGAAAATGAGTGCGTCGAATGCGATGGGGGTGGTAGACAAAGAGCAGCAGAAGCGGGTGTACGCAGACGCCGGCGTTCTCGCACTACGTTGGGTATTGGGCTTCAACCACCCGTGGTATGGCGGGGATGAAATATGCGAGCGGTACGCACTGACACGACATCCTGAACAGTTGCGAATATTGGCGCGTTTGGGAATTGCGGTCGACGAAGAAGAAGGTGTCTACCACATTGATTCATTACCCAGTCACCCGCATCCCTGGTGCGGGTGTCAGGCGGAGCCGGTGGGCGCCTCTAAGCGCGCTTCGGGCAGACTGGCAGCGCCGAAAATAGCAGAACGCACCGCAGCCGTGCGAAAAGAGATGGAGCAAATTGCAAGCACGCGAATAAGTAATTTGGGCATTCTGTCACGGCGGGCAGGTTTGTCTCATAGCCCAGTAGAGTTTTTGAAGCGTGCGCAAAGTACTGCGAGATCGCGAGTTGCTAGTGCGCGAGGCTCGCGCGTTTCTGGGCAACTGACTCCGCTCAACACAGAACAATTAGCGGACGAAGAAGATTTGGTGAAGTTCGTCAAAAAAGCGATTCATGAGCAGACTGGTTCTAAGGTTACAGCCAAATATCGAACATTCGGCAACGCTAAAGATTGGAAAAAGGCAGTGGGTCGCCGAGCTGGAAGTATTGACGGGATGTATGTGCCGACCACGAAGGAAGTTTTTATTAATCCGCAGTTATCAGAAGACTTGATGTACTTGTTTGACGATGCTGTGGCTGCGGTCGATTATGGCGAATCCGTTGTAGGGGCGTACATTCACGAAGGTCTGCACAGTGTCAGTAAAGCCGCCGGGAACCCGTTTTTACACAATTTCCTGTACTGGGAAGAAGGCGTTGTTGAGTCCTTAGCGAGAAGTATGACGCGCGACGTTTTTCGGGGAGTTAAAGGTTTCAAAATTTACGGCGGTGCGTACGATAAAGAAGTGAAGTTTTTCCAAAAAGTTGTGAAAGGCATGCCAGGCAAACAGTCGGTGGAAACAGTAGCAACCGACTTGTTGAAAGCATCTACCGGCGGCGATCGGATGGAAGCCATACTTTTGCGCTACACCCGCGGCTTGGACAAGAAAACGGTCAGACGTTACGCCTTGAAGCAGTACAATGGGTTTGCCCAGGCCTTCGACGAGGCAGATGATTTTGGTTACAGGTACCATGAAATGAAGACGGCAGCAGATGAACGCAAGATGTTATCACTGTTGAAAAATTTGGAAAAGAAAGCCAGTGCTGCGTGGAAAGATATCGGGACAAAGGCCGTCCCAACCAGTACCGGTCAAATGACCAAGGCCGCAACGAAAACTTCCGTTCGCGCATCAGCGGCAAAGGCTACTAGAGCGAAGCTCGTGACATCTGCGAAAAGCAGAGTTGCTGCGTACAAGAAAACAGCAGTATCACAGACGCGAGCAAGGGCTGCTGATCTTTCTGACGATGCCCTTACGATGGGTGAGGACAAGGTATGGCGATCAGGTAAAGGAAAGGTTGCCAGTAAGCAGGCGGCAGCTCGCATAAAAGAGTTGCGTGTCCCCCCTGCTTGGCGTGATGTACGTCTCAGCCCTGATCCTAATTCGGGTTTGCAAGCTGTCGGTTTCGACGTTAAAGGCAGGAAGCAATACCTGTACAGTTCTATGCACACGGAAGAAAAAGCGGCCGAGAAGTTCGCACGGCTGCGCGCCTTCGATAAGAAGCTCCCCGACATTCGCAAGCAGATTGCCGCAGGTATCGAAGCAGGAGATGAAGAGGCGGTTATTCTGCGGCTTATCGACCGAACAGGCTTCCGACCTGGCAGTATGGCGGAGACCGGCGCTACGACCCAGGCGTACGGTGCCTCCACATTGCAAGCGGAGCATGTCAAGATTTCCGGCAGCCGGCTTGAATTTAATTTCATAGGTAAGAAGGGTGTCAAGATTCACAAGGTCTTGGACGACGCGGAATTAGCAAAGCTTCTTCGTCCTCGGGTTGCCAAAGGCGGCGCGTTATTCGACACTGCATCTACCAGGCTTCGTCGCTATGTGAAAAAGATAGCCGGCGATTTTAAGGTCAAAGATTTTCGCACTTGGAATGGCACAGCGAGAGCTCTGGAAGAAGTCGCTGCGCGGCCTATTCCAACCACGGCAGCAGAGTTTGCGACTGTGCAAAAGGAAGTGGTCGAATCGGTGGCGAGCCATTTGGGCAATACCCCGGCTGTTGCCAAGGGCAGTTACATAGATCCTGCGGTTTGGAGCCGCTGGGAAGAACAGCAAGCGTTACTGCGTAAAATTAAAGGGCTTCCGTAATGCTAGACGCCGATCAGGAAATGTTGAAAAAAACGCAGATCATGCAAGACTTTTTCGATACAACTCGATATGTGGGCCCCGTTGTCGAATGGGAGACTTTGCCGGAACTGGGAACTTCCGAAGACGAGGACGAAGATTTATGAGTCAAGTAGCAATTGCTGAGGCGGTTTTGCGAGAAGCACATCGAGCCACAAACGGGAAAACATGGGAACAGCTTGTTGACAAGGCGCAGGCAATTATTCAGGAAATGGATCGTCGTAATCCAGGCACCCGCATGCTGAAAAGAATGCTCACCGGCGCGTTACAGTATGGGCAGTCGCAAGGTTTTTATCAGCTCCCGTAAATCTGTACGAAGTGCTTTTTGAGAACCAGTTTGACAAGTATAAGCAAACTCGGATACGTATTACACAAATAGTGCAGTCCACCCACTATCTCGAAAGGAGAAGCACATGCCATCGCAAGGGAACGAAGGCAAGGCCGGCGAGAAGTACGATCGCGGCACCCATCCGAAGTTTTCCGGCGTCACCAAGGGTAGCCGGAGAGTCAACAAAGTCGGCACGGTTGGCAAGGAGCCCACCAAGCAAGGTCCGACAGTCCGCAAAGGCAAGAAGAACAGCCCCGGCGGATAAACAGCGAAATTTCGCAAACACAGGAGAAAGACATGACTGGCACCGATCAGATACCCGTTACGCCCGGGACCCCTCCCAACACAGAACAAATCAAAGAACAAACCCCACCCGTGGTTGCTCCGGTTCCTCCGGTTGCAGCGCCTGTACCTCCGATCACACCCCCGCAAGTTGCCACAACGCCAAAGGCTGACTTGGTTGGGGATGCTCTGTTGAACAAGATTCGCGCCGACGAGAAAAGCAAACATCAGAGCATGATTTCTGCATTGCAAGCTGAAAAGGCCGCGCTTGCGCAGGAGAAAGATGAGCTTTCTGCGCGTGTCGCCATTGCCGAAAAGGCGCCTGCGCCCGTACCCGCGGCCCCGGTTATCGGTGACACGACTGCTACCGAGATTGAGGAATTGAGGCAACAAGTAC